CATCTGCTGGGTTCGGCCTTTTCCTGCCGCTCGGCTGGAACCTGATTGTCGGCACTCGGCTCCAACTTTCGCTTCCCGCGCGCCTTCATGATCTTCTCAACGCCCTGATCCCCAAGGATTTCAAGCAATTTTTCCGGGTCAAGACCAGAGGTGAGAGAAGACATCTGCTTGAGGTATCGGTCGCGGACAAGCTCCATCACCATGGACATCGGCGGGTCGCTGTCGGGGTCGATCTCCATTTGAGTAAGCATGATTTCTGCCGCATACCTAATGGTATCCTCATTCAGCGGAAGACCGGAACCTTTGATGGCCTCTGAGAGGTCCTTGTCATACTTTTGCTCCCAGTAGGTGCGAGCCTTCTCCTGCTCTGCCGCCTGCTCACGCTCCTGACGCTCCTGACGCTCACGCTCGTACTCCTCAATCTTGGCCTTGTACGATCGAAGCTCCTTTTCGCGCGGGTCAAGAGTCAGCTCCTCCAGCTCAGCGGCCAGCTCTCGCTCAAAGATCTTGGTCGGCTCTTCGCCGGTAACTGCTTTGATCAGTTCGCGGAGCGCCTTCGGGGAGGTCTTGGCCTTCTTCTTCAGCTCCTCAATTTCCTTTCGAGCCGCAGCAGCCTCTCGAAACTTGTCATCGGCAGCCAGATTGCGCTGCGCCTGAGAAATTGCGTCCTTCAGCGGCATCTTGATCTTACGACCATTGACGACAAGCTCAACTTGACTTCCGAGATCCAGCCCGGCCTCCTTAGCCTTGTCGACAACCTTCTGATTGGAGCTTTGTTCCTGCGGGGCCGCTTCACTCTGGGTCTGTTCCGCTGGTGCTTCTGCTGGTGCTTGATTCTGTTCCACTTGCTTTATCTCCCTGACTTGCTTGGTGGTGCAAGTTTTTCTGGCAATCCACTACACACAGGTAGAAGGTATGCCCTGTCATTGGCGACAACCTTTTGACTAACCCGCCACTGTCGCCACATAGCAGGCATTTGATTTCGGTGTTATTGTGGCTCACCGGGAATTACTCCACCGCCAGTTGACGGATCCCACTTCTGGCCGGTTTGGGGATTGTTCGGAAGGTCGGGGTCCTTCTCTCCGGTGTCTGTCGGTTCCATTTTAGCACCCTTGGCCTCTGCCGGAGCGTAGCCTTGACCCGGTTCAGGCATCATTGCCATTGCGAGCGGCTGCTGTCCGAGGACGGTCAAAAGATTGGTAAAGTTAGGGTCGGACAAGATCGTAATGTGCTCAAGGATGTGCTCTTGGACGGCCTGAATCTTCACTGGATCCATTCTGGCCTCTGGAGATGCAAGAACGTACTTGTGCTCCTTGATGTGAAGAGCGTGGTCGTCCGTAACAACAACCGGGGTCGATTCGCCGTTCATCATCTTTTCGTTCTCACCCTTAATCAGCATCAGTTCGCTCGAATCACCTTCAAGCAAAGGATCAATTGAGCCGGTGCGGAGAATGGTCAAGTATTGCTCCGGGGTCTTGACGATCTTATTCTGAATCAGGTCCCGAGCGATTTCCATTCGGCCAGAAATGGTTTGCTCAAGCGGGGAGCCTGCGTTGACGGTAACGCGGTTGATGTCGCTGATGTTATCACCGGTAAAGGATCTCAACATTGGGCGGTTGTACTTGCCAACAATGGTGATCGTCTTTGGAGAGCTAGCCATTTCCTTGATGATATTCAGAACGTCAGTGTAAACGTCCTCAACGAGGTGCGCGTAGCTCTGCTGGAGGCCGGAAGAGAAAGAAATTGCCTGCGACTGAATCAGAGCAAGCGCAGCACCGGACTTGAGGTTCTCTGGAGTGTTTCCGCGTACAACTGCGTTCACGCCGGAAATGGTTTCCATGACTGCCTCAAGCTGTCTGATAAACTCAAAGATCTCTTTCGGAGTTGCGGTCAGATTCAGCGGCTCTGGCTTGCCTTCTGGATTGGAATATTCCAAGTAGCTCAGCCCACGGGCCAGTTGCTTGTAGTCAATGTCCGAACCCTTCATCGCCATGATAAGCTGCACACCAAAGGTTGTCTGGTTGGTTGCAATGGCACTGTAAAGGGCGTCAATGGCCTCCTGAATGACAAGAAGGTCGAACATCGGCGTATATCCGAAGGGACTACCGAGAACGTCTCCGGGGCAAATGCGGCGGACGGTAACGTTTCTGTATGGAAGCGGGGAGTCGTAGAGAATGTCGCCGGATTCGGTGAAAACAGTGTACCGACCGTCAGGAACGCTCGCGGTGCGCTTGTGGAAGAAGTGATAGACCGCAATCTCATCGCTCGGCACGTTTTGACGCATGTTAGAGCTAAGAACCCAGTTAAAGAGGGTCGCCTGCTCTCTCAGATAGTCATTTTTGGTTTTCTGTCCGAGGATGCTGGTACGAATCTCCTCAAGTGCGGCCCAGCGATCGGCAACATTGTATTTGTTGTCCCAGTCGCGCACAATAACCCAGTCAAGGTCGTCATATCCAGACTTGGTGGGGTCCTTGATAACGTCCGAAATCGGAAACGCCTTGCAAGTAATGTCCCCGTCAGGAGCCTGAGATGCGTCGGCCCCCATCGGGCTGGATTGCGGGTCTTCCCAGAGCGTAAGAACAAATCCCTCACTGGTTACGATAGCGTATTCGGCGGCTTGGCGCAGAACGCGCTCAATTCGCTTCTCTCGGCTGTAGTAATCGAGAATGCCCTTAGCAAGCGAGGCCTGCTCTAGGCTCTTGGCGTCGCTGTTGGCCGCAATTGGTTGCGGTGAAGGTCGCTGCGACGTTGTGAGATTCAGAAGGTGCTGACCAAAGTTACGAAAGTGGTTCACCTTCATCATCGAAAGGTTGCCATTTCGACCACCGGGCCTGAGTTGGTCGGATTGCGCATTACTTCTTGGCGAAATGCCGTGGTAATGCAGGTTGGCAAGGCTGGCTCGCCTAAAAAGACCGGAGGTGTTCATAAAGTTGTAGTATTGCGTGACGTATTTCGTCAGGCAGTCACCATATTCACGACCATTCGGCTTCGAGGCAAAATAAGTATCACTGTAGTTCATCGAAAATCCTTGGAATCAGTAGAATTCCGCAAAAAGATCCTGCTCGTCGACCTCGATGTCGAAATGACTCTTCATCGCTTCTCCGAGTTGTGTTTGTTGTTCGTTTTCTTGACCAAAATCCATGATGTCCGGGCCGGAAAGCTTGCCTTCGCTGGCTGGGTTTGGATTTCGACCTCGTCGGACGTTGCGAACAAGGTACACGAGAGCGTCCAACAGGTCTCCGTGGCCTTCCGAATTGCGCTCGTAGCTGCTGCGCTGCTTGTTCCAGACAGTTGACGCAAGCTGCGTGAGTAATCTACGGCATCGGGGGTTGATAAAAATCTTTCTGGCCCTGAACCATTCGCGAGTTTGGTTGATCCAGAGTTCCTTGTCCTGCTTTTGGGTGGGAACGAAGGTAATTCCGTGGTTGTTCATGTCCGCAATGAATTGAAGGTCATTGTCAGAGATCCGCAAAAACGGTTTTGACTCTCCCCAAAGTTCCCGCTCCATCGTTTTGACTGTTTGGGCGACCTCTTGAACAGTCTTTCGGAAGGAAAGGTATTCCTGCTCAATTACGAGAGCAGCTCGATTGTAATCCCAATATCCGAAGAGGACAGCCATGCCGTCCTTGAAGCCGGGGTCCATTGAGACGTAACGGTCGCGGTGCTTTGGAGGGTTCGGGGGATTCGTAACGTATGACTCTAGGACCGGATTCCATTCAGGAATCACGGATCTTTCTTCGTCGGTTACGAACTCCCCGAGATATTCACGCCGGAATGTCGTACTCGCGTAAAACTCGTCAAGAGACTGACCTGCTGCCGCCGCCATTCGATCGAAAAAGCGGTCGTGCTGGTCCTTTGTGCGTCTCGGGTTATCCCAGACGGTGCAGTGGTAGTAATTTCCTTCGGCCTTGTGAGCCATAGCAATCTGGAAGGATTCATGAGCGGGGCTCCGAGGGGGTGTGGAACAGAGAACAATGTAGCCCTCGGTGTCCTGAATTTGCGGCATCAGAACGTCGCTGAGAACGTACTTGAGTTCATCGATAAATCCGACCTCGTCGAGGAAAACTGCGTCAGCCTCGGTGCCACGGAGGTTCTCAAATTGACCGTTGTCACATCCAGCAACAGAGAGGACGGACCCATTTGGAAAGATCCAGTCCTGCTCCATTGTGTTCCATTTCGGCTTGAGTTCATCGGGGCAGTCTTCGATGATTTTGCGAATGTTCGGGGTAATGATTTTGCGCACAGCCTTAGCGGTAGGGGCGGCATACTTGACCTGAGCACGCGGCTTACGAAGGCACTCCTCAATTGCCATCAAGCACTCAAGGTAAGATCCACCAATACGCCGGGGCTTGTTGAAGTAGAAGCTGCCGGTTTTCATTTTTCTAACAGCGTCATAGATTTTTTGCTGGTTAGAGTCGAGCTTCCAACGCAAAATACCACGAGACCATGCCTCGGCCCTGAGCTTCTGTTCCTCTTTGCCGATCCTCTTAGTCATCGCCAGCTAACTTCTCCAATTTCTTAGCAATCTCTTCGTCCGACAACTTCTTGACCTGACCTTCAATTGCCTTCTCTCGGAATTCACCGTCAGCAAACGCCTTCAATAGCTTGGCTGCCTCGATTGCAGACTTCTCGTTCTTGGAGCGTGTTGCGATTGCCAAGATTCTGCCAAAGACCATTGGGAGGCTAGCGGTGGCGTACTTTTGGACCTGATAGCGGATGTCGTCCTGATTCTGACTCAGTGCGTCATTGCCTTCAAGATCCGTCAATGTAGGTCTGTCTACTACAATCTCAACGATGTCGTCTTCGGTGTCGTCCATAGATTATCCTACATCATCCTTTGGTCTGGCCTGTCACTATTGGGGTTGGTGTTATCTTCGGTCAGGACTAGGGCTAGGGGGTGGTCTACTTAAGTTATTGAATCTATTGTAAATCGATTTTAAGGCCTCTGGCTGGCCTTATAACGCATGATCGACCCTCGCCCGCTACCTCGGCATGGTTTGGCACCCCAAAATCGATTCTAGGGGCCTTTACGGCGATTTAAACCACATCTGCGATACCAGTTCTCAACCAACAATTGCATCTTTTAAGATTTCGTATCACTAGCCCCGAGTCAAGGGAGGGGATAACGGCCTCGCGCGCGCGTATAAGTATTTATATATAATAATATATTACTAGTAACCACTCAAAAGATCCACCAAAGGAATACTAGAATATACCAAGAACCTAATCAAATAAACTACCGTAACTACTAGTCTAATGGATGTGGGATGATGTGGGATTGGAGTTTTTGGGGTCTATATTGTGGATACCACCCCTCCCTCATTTCGTTACCTCATTCAGTCGTCTACCCCCACCCACCCCCCCCACCCCTGATTCCACTGGGTTAGCTCGATACTGCTCATCCGTTCAGGTGTAGGCACAAAACTACACGCACCCACACAATACTGCTCAAATGAGCAGGTAGGATATTTGGGCACATATTGGGTCGGACGCGCATTGATAATGCAATTCAGTTGCAATAACCGAAAGGGGAATTGAAGTAAAGAATCTTCGCAAATCAGTCATTACAGTGACACTGGAAATCGGCCACAATTGACGATCGACCTTCGACCCATGCCAGACCATGGGTCATGAGAGAGGGTTTGCCTCAAATCAAATGCGGCCCTTAGGCGCGAAAGAGTCATTTCTACCCTTTCTCAGGCCCCAATAGTCAAATCAAGCACTTGCATCACTGCAAATGAGAATCATTCTCAACTAGACGCATTGCAACATTCGGGCCACATGCAATCAGTGTGCCACAAATGTAAGTCCCCGAATTTACATGACTGACCGATTCTCGGACACATGGAGCATGCGTATCCACATGATATCATTGATATGGAGCATCCTCGCTCCACCACTTGGCATGGCTTGCGTGGGGTGAGTCAATGAATTCAAGCGGTTAAGCCGTGGCACGCGCTAAGCAGTAGGACCCTGTGCCTCGCAACGGCGGGGTGAAGCGAAGACCTGAAAAAACGAATACAGG